GTCGTTTGGAATTTCGGTCTGCGAAGCGACTGCGCTAGCACTTTGACACTTGTAATGCCGCGACGTAGGCTCTGGGACACTGCCGTCGGGAAAAATGGTGGTGGACTCCATGAAATCGGTGCTCTTATACGGACTTTCAGGGAGGGAAATGGAAGACGATTCCAAGCCCCCGGTTTGGGCAACAAGGGGAACCCCTGGGCTATCATCTTGCCCCGGTAAGGCGGCTGCATGTAAGCCAGCCGAGGGGGCAAGGACCTCAACACCCACGTAGTCCCGCATTCCGAGACTCTGTTGTCGGGCAATCCCGTAAGGCGGGTAGGGTAGTCGAAGATCATAGGCTTGAACCAACCCGCTTCGCATCTTTTGGGCTTCGCGGTCATAGACTTCTCTTGGATGCTGAGCCAAGTAGAGGAGACCACTTTGATAGTTTTCAATAACTTGGGGCAGCTCTAGGCAACCTTTGCGATGCCAACAGAGCGCGTCAGTGACAACATCAACGTATAAAGCTCCACGGTAGAGGGCAAGCTCCGAGTCGAGATAGAAAGTGCGCTTAAGATACTGGCACTCGGTGAGGGGCTTCCAGTTGTCTGTGAGCACACCCTCCTTCTTCTCGGGGGGTTGAAGGGTAAAGCCTAAGTCAGCCATCCAGAACTTGAGAGTCTCTGGGGTGAACTCGGGGTCGTGCTTGGGTCCAGGGCTAACGATGAAGTCGTCACCATTATGGCTCTGGCGAAGATAGTCGGCGAAGTGGGTGATTGGGGCCAAGTTCCCATACTTCTTGAGCCAAAAGGCAAGGTAGGCGTAGCGAACGCCAACCCCAACGTCAGTGGTTGTAACGAAGATGGTTTTCTGGCCGCCAGTAGTCTTCACATCATGCAATCGGTACAGAAGGGCAGCATGAATAAGATCGCCGGACGTGGTGAAAGGAATGTCGGTGGAGGCCCATTCTCGTGGGATGGTGGCGCTGTGTGCATGAACCTGATTGTAGGCGAGCCACATGAGGCCATAACGGATGGTGTCATGTTCAGGTTTCCAGTCGGAGCTGGAGCGATACCACGCGTTGATCTGTGCGCAACCACACATTCCCATGTAGGTTTGCTCGCTGCTATCGCATTGTTTGACGTCGAAATCACAAGCAGCGTGTGGATTGTGGTGGCGCGCAAGAGAGTTCCATTCGAGGCCATTCGGG